GTAGTAGGTGGTATGGTGGCTACTATAAAACCATACTAAACGCTTTAACTGGCGAAACTCAGTTAGCACTTGCTGCCTAATAAAAACGGGCAGTAACAGACTGCGATTGCGAATGAGGGTAGCGATCAAAAGTCTGTCGTTAAATCCCTCTGCACTTACAATATCCAGCGGGTTGTAGGTTAAGAGAAGTTGGTAAGATAGGAATGAATCTTGTTTGTTCTGTAATCCTATTTAATCTATGAACAAAATAAACTTGTAGAGAATGTAATTAGAAATATCTCAAGACGGGGATTCGACTTCCCCCGCCTCCACTTAAAAATGAATAGAAAAATTTGTAGCTATTGTGGCAAAAGAAAAAATACTGGGAGTTTCCCTAAACACAGTATGTACAAAGATAATTTAGATACAAGATGTAAAAAGTGCGTTAAGAAACACTCAAAGGTTAGAAGCAAGTTACACAAACAAGCCCCACCAAAACCAAATTTGTGTCAATGTTGTGGAAAAATTCCAATAAAATGGGTTTTAGATCACGACCATACCAACGATAGTTTTAGAGGTTGGATTTGTGATAGGTGTAATACTGGCATAGGTAAATTAGGGGATAACTTAGCGGGCGTGGTAAATGCTATGAACTATTTACTCTCCAGGAAAAAGACCAATGATTAAGTCGCTAATACTTAGGGCCAAAGAGCATCTAACAGAAAACAATATGAGTTATTATCAACATCTAAAGTTTGCTATGGCGTTAGGATTTTTATCTTTATTTGCTGGATGTTCTTTAATAGTTCACGCTGTATTTCCTTGTTGGTTTCAGACCGCAGGAAGCAATTTAGTTACTAAACTGAGTAAAACATTTAATAAATCTTAGAAAGTAATAATATTGTCAAGACATTCTTCTTTGCCGTTTCATTTATACGCTAAAGCAAATAACAAATATTTAGGAAATAATATGCCCAAGGGTTATACTAATTGTATTTGGCATGGAGTGTTTGGTAGACTAAACCAGATTCTCTCTTGTCATATTCTATTAGAAAGCGGAGCAAACTGGAGTGGACTTCCTATTAATGCTCTTTCATCATCTGATGATTTTTCTTATTCCTCAGAAGAACTAATGCCTTGGTCAACAATGGGAGAAAGCATAGAAGCCATTCATATGAAATACTTAGAAGGTATGAAATGTTTCACAAGACAAATTATTAAAGATTGTGCTGCTAGACATACTGGTATAGTAATTGATTGGACAGATGGTTTTAGTAGGTATCCACAAGAACATAAACCCTTAAATCTAATAGAATTAAATAATGGACAATTTGCGCTGTACCCTAATAATTATTTAGAGTTTGAGGACAAACACTTTGTGCTAGAATCAGCTAAAGAAAATTTAAGATTTTACAAAAGAGAAGAAAATGTATACTGGGGAAATTAAATGATTACAATAAAAACCAAACTAGATAAAAGTTCTATAGCAGGCATAGGTTTATTTGCAGATCAAGATATATTAAAGGGTGAAGTTGTATGGAAAATGAACAGTCTTTCAATATTAAAAATTACTCCAAATGAGTATAATAATTTATCTCAAATAGAAAAAGACTTTATACAAGAAAAAGACTATTTTTGGGTAGATGAACATGGTAACTATATGATTCCGATTGATGATAGTAGATTTATTAATCATTCTTGCAATCCTAATATTATTGATTTAGATGACAATACTTGCGTGGCATCTAAAGATATTAAGAGAGAAGAAGAACTAACTATAGACTATAAAACATTGGTTCCAAAAGAACAGTGGCAAAACTATTATGACACATGAGACAAGTATTCAAGAAACAATGCAGCATTGACGATACTTGACACAGGACTTAGCGTATGGTATACTATGCTAAACACAGGAGACTATTTGGATGACTCACGATTTTAATTATGTTTGGGATATGGTTCGTGATCTTAGGGCTACGAGTAGCACTATTGACAAGCAAGGAATTATTCTAGACTATTGTGGACATAAAAGTTCCGCAGCATCTTTTACCAAGAAAATTCTTCTCTATACATATCATCCTCTATGGCAGTATAATGTTACCAGTGATAATCTGAAAAAAAAGAATTATCTTATAGCAAGAAAGAACGAGTACAACAATTTTTTTGATTTGCTTGACGCTCTAAAGGGTCGTAAAATTACTGGGCATGACGCTATCGCTGCGGTCAATAGTTTTATTGAACATAATGACGAATACGAAGAACTTATCCATTGCATTATTGACAAGGATTTGAAAACCCGTGCTGGTGACAAGATTATTAACAAGGCTATTCCTGACCATATTCCAGAATTTAGTGTTGCTCTGGCAGATAAGTATGAGCCTAAACTTGTAGATTGGAAGGATGGATGGTATGTTTCCCGAAAGATTGACGGTGCTAGATGTATTGGTATTGTTGATAGTAATGGTGATACTACCTTCTACTCCCGCACGGGAAAGGAATTTGATACTCTTGCTGTCGTTAGGGGCGGTATTAAGGCTCTTAACATTACTGATGTAGTATTTGATGGCGAACTTTGTCTCGTAGATGATGAAGGTAATGAGGATTTTCAAGGAGTAATGAAACAACTCAAGAAGAAGGATCATACCATTCCTAATCCTTCGTTTAAGATTTTTGATATGATTACTCACGATGAGTTTTACAGTAAAAAGGGGACAAAGAATCGTCCTTATTCTATTCGCTTGGCGAATCTTACAGAGATTATGAGTAAGAACGAATGTCCATGTCTAACTCTTCTTGAACAAGAATTGATCCATAATGATGAGCATTTTCAAGAGTGGGTTAAAGAAGCCGCTGATTATGGCTGGGAAGGAGTAATGCTACGAGCAGATGAACCGTATAAAGGTAAACGTAGCAAAGAACTACTCAAAGTTAAAAAGTTTTTTGACGATGAATATAAGATTGTAGACGTTGAAATGGGGCCATTTCGCTATGTTAAGAATGGTGCAGAGTGTGAGGAAACTATGCTTTCTTGTGTAATGATTAAGCACAAAGATCATATTGTGAGGGTTGGTAGTGGTTTTTCTATTGAGCAGAGACAAGAATTCTATAAAAGTCCTAATAAGATTCTTGGCAAAGTAATTTTAGTGCAGTATTTTGAAGAAACTAAGAACCAAGACGGGGGTATTTCTTTAAGATTTCCTACGTTTAAATATCTTTATGGAGAACAGAGGGATACTTAATCTTTCTCTGATAGCATATACAATGCTGATATTACTTAAAAAAGATAGATACCCAATTAATAACTTTACTATTTATGGTGAACGACATTCTGGAACAAATTTACTAGAAAGTCTAGTAAAACAATCTTTACGACTGCCCATAACTTGGGAATTTGGATGGAAACACTTTTTTGGTTTTGTTAAGTATCAACAAATAGTAGACGCTAAAGAAACTTTATTTTTTGCCATTACCAGAAATCCTTATGATTGGATTATGGGTATGAGTAAACAACCATATCATGTTCCAAAAGAGAACGAAAGGCCGATTAAAAACCTTTTATTAAATGAATGGGTATCTATAGACGATTATAGAAAAGAAATAAAGGAAGATCGTCATTACTTAATTGGTCGTAAATATAAAAATATCTTTGAGATGAGAAAAAATAAACTTCAATATATAATAAATTATATGCCCAAATTCTGCAATAATTTATGTATAACAACCTACGAACATATCACCGAAAACACAACTTCTTCTGTACAAATCTTATCTAAATACTTTGGACTACAATCAGATATAAAAAAACTGCCTTTAATATGGTCAAGAAATAAATATGATATATCTCCAGAGACTAAAGAAATTATAGATTCTCAGATTGATTGGAACTTAGAAAGTTTTTTTGGATATAGTGCCAGACCATAGCCGATAAGTAGGTTTGACAAACGGATTGTGTTTGGTATACTTGGAGAAAAGGAGACCGCTATGCAAACCAATATTGATGTTAGTGAAACTAAAAAGACTATGATGGACAAGACTAAGGCTGATATTTTTTTTGAAACATTCCCAAAAGATAGGGTTGTTGCCTACAAAGAATATTGGGAAAGTGTTCGTCCACAGAATGTTGACGATATTTTTCGCAGATACCTGTTTGCCTATTGCTCTGTTCATACAACTTGGAAGGGTAATTGTGCAGGATATGGTGCTATTAAAAATTTTGCTGAATGGATTGATGACGAGAATCTTTTGAGAGAAAAACTTCATAAGAGTGGCGTTGGTCTACATAATAATCGTACAAAATATATTTGGGATTTTAATCAGAAGTTTTGGGCCAATCCTAAAGACTTTTATTTTACAACTAAGAAGGGTCATGTTAAGAAGCGTGATGCTATTGTTAATAAAATTAAGGGTATTGGTCTAGCAAAAGTCAGTTTTGCGTTGGAAATGATTCATCCAAATGAGGCTCGTGTTTTGTGTGGCGACGTTCATCAACTCAGGCTTTACGATATGGAGCATCTGAAGTATAATAAGAGCAGATCGGGCATTGATACCTATAAAAAAATGGAACGTCATTGGATGGTAAGTTGTGGAAAACACAAGATTCCATCTTATATTGCACGATCTATTTTTTGGGATGCTTTGCAAAAAAAAGAAGATAGTAGATACTGGTCTTTTGTACTGGAGCAATAATTATGAGTCAGAACGGAAAAGGAGACAAGCAGAGACCAAAGTCTGTAGACTACAAAACTTGGGAAAAAAATTGGTATCGAATTTTTAAACCAGAACATAAAAAAGAGAATGACTATAGAAAAAAACATGATTAGTTTTGATAAAAACAAGACCTTATTTTTAATATGTGATTGTGGTGGAGAGATTTTACACATAGAATATGACCATGAAATTAAAATGGCAGATTTTGCTATTTTTTATAATGGTATTGAAAGCTATCGTATGTCGTTATGGCAGAGACTACGGTATGTCTATCAAATACTTTTTCATAATAAACCATATGCGGATCAGATGATTTTAAATCAACGTCAATTAATAGAGCTTCAACATTTTTTAGAGTCATTAGATTATGTCAATAGACAAAGATAATCAATTTTTGTTATGGATATCAAACCGTTTAGTTAATAAGTACGGAGAAGATCCGGCAATTGTTAATAGAATGATATCTATTATAGCCAAAAATAGACTTATACAATCATCTTATACTGAAGGAAATAAAAATACTTCGATAGGTATTATTAATACTATTAACTATTTGACTAACCTACAAAAAATGTTGAGTCAACAACATCAATCTTTAGTGTCTCAGTTAAACCCCCATAATCAAAAACAATTCAATATTTCAGATACTAGAACAGACTTCGATAATATTGATATAGAATCTTTAATTAGGGGTATATAAGTAAAGCTATTAGAAGTGTGGGGTTGTGCTATTTATAGGAGATATTCAATGAGTATAATGAATAGTTTCTTAGGGGATGAATTGGCCCATAAGGTAAAGTGTCTTTCTTTTGCTCTAGAAAATGCTAATTCTATTATATCTAAACTACAAGAAGAAAATCAAGCGCTGGAGGATATGTTTCGGGTATTTTTTGATAGCGAACGCATAATTACTGATCGCTCTGATTTTATCGACTAAAAAAGGATTGATAATATCATATGAAATATATTTTCGTTGTCCTGTTAGTATTTTTTGTGTCTCCATTGACAATAGCTGCTAACCAAGAGGCAGTTATTATTTATGAAAACCATAATATTGCAGTTGATATTTCTAAAGAACAAAACAAACCACTACTATTAATATTTAGTGCTGATTGGTGTGATTATTGTACAAAATTAAAGACAGAAATCTTAACAACTAATGAAACCAGCGATTATGTTTCATGTATAATTGATGTAGACAACAACAAAGATTTAGTCAAAAAATATAAAGTTAGAATCTTACCCACTTCAATCGTTATTAAAAACGGCGAACAGGTTATTAAAAGCAAGACTGGATTTAAAGGGGAAAAAGATTATCTAAAGTGGCTAGGCTTGTGATTCTGTACGAAAACAAAATTTTTCAAGACCCATCCATTGACAAGCCGATAACACAGGATACAATAAGGATGTTGATACGAGAGTTCTGTCGTGTGACCGACTCGGATTAACAAAGATTTGGAAAGTGAATTTGGAGGTTGATTATGACTGATACTATTACAGTTTCTAAGCAGAGTCGTGTTCGTTGCTCTGATGAGCAGTTTCTTGAAGCGGTGTTTTCTAGCAAGACATATGCTGAAATAGCATCCAAGACTGGTCAGAAGATAGCTAGTACAATGGCTCGTTTTGCTCGTACTAAGGCCGCTCTTTCTAAGAAGGGCATTGATCTTCCCGCTATGGAACGTGCGAAGCCCGTTAAGACGGTTGATAATGTTGAGGCTATGGCCGACATTGTTCGTCGCCTCAAGGCTCATACTAACGGTTGATTATTCAATCATATACATTCTGTCTACACGAACTACGTTTGAGGCTCAACAAATAGTCAACCTCATAAAATTGGTTTGTGTAGTCAGATGTATTATGGCCCGGTAGACCAACGGCAGAGTCACGAAACTTAAAATTTCGCAAGTATCGGTTCGAATCCGATCCGGGCTATCTAATATAGTATAAAATATTCCTAAGACTAAAAACTTATATGAATCAAAACACTAATGACAATATTGTTCACATGGTATGGATAGGAAATAAGCTTCCTCCTCTAGCTATTCTCTCTATTAGGTTGTGGCAAAGATATAATATAACTCCTTATCTATGGAGCTATTCTAGTATAGAGAATGTTCCTGATGGAGTAGTTTGTAAAAACGCTTCAGAAATTATGCCATCGGATTCCATGTTTACTTTTGAAGGAGATAGAGAAAATATCAATTTAGCTAATGATGGCAAAGGATCATATGCTCATTGGTCTGATATATTTCAGATGACCCTTTTAAATGAATATGGGGGATGGTATTCTCAATTAGATGTTGCTCTTTTAAACCTACCAACAAATAGAACATATTATTTTGCTAATCATTTCATGAATCGCGTTATTAATACCTTTGTTATGAAAACGCCACCAAATGCTCCGTTTATACCTAAGTGTTTAGAACATATGAACAGAGAAATAAATAAAATTACTGCCAATAAGATTAAGTGGTATGATTGCATGAAAATAATAGGCAAATATGTTTATGAAGAAGACCCACTTAAACAATATATTTCTAATAATGTCATAGAATGTGGATTAGATTTATTTGTTCATTCCGAACATCGTCCCAGTAACAAAATAGAATTTATACACTGGTGTAACTCAAAATGCCAAGACCAAAACGAGTTAATACATAAATGTCATAAAAAATCATTACTATACGAACTGCTAAAACAAGAAAGTATAGTATGAATAAATATTCTGATCCTTTAGATACTATTATAGATTTTGCATGGGCGGCTGGTGCTGATCGGTTTTGGGTAAATAACGCCAAAGATGAACTTAAAAAACTAAGATCAAAAATAAAAGAAAATACTACCAAACAGGAAGATAAAGATGGTGAACATACCTTATAAATTTTATCGTGGAGTAGTTCATAGTCCTAAAAATCCTAAACATCCTAATTTTAGATTCTTAATCGTAGACACTGTCTATGAGAAACAGAACGAAAATGGAGAATATTATATTGATTCCTTCAATAGTCGTGAAGATTTTCTTCTACACAATCCAGATCAAGGGGACTCTTTTTATGGAGTATATGGTTCTTATTGGATAGATATTCCAAAAAACTGTTTAAAGATTACAGAAACCAATAACTTAAATGAAGCAATTCTTATTGCTGAATCAATTATGGGCAATACTATTATAGATACTACCTTCTAATGATTAATACACAATACAAGATTGATTGTAGTGATTGGTTTGATGAAGGGGGTTCCTGTCAAGTATATCCAATAAAGAATTATACAAAGCTACTTTTCAAAGAATTTAGATCAAAAAAAAATGCCTTAGAGTCATTTTGTATACATAAAAAACTAGCTAAGTTTGATCTGGCGTCTAAAGTTTATTCAGAAGTTTGCAAACTAAACTTTTCCCAAGAAGAAGATGTTCTTTTTGATCAAATTAGTAATTGGGGGTATATTACAGAGAAGGCTAAGGTCTATGATAAAGTACCACTAGACCAAATACAATCATTAGTTGAAAAGATTTATAATAAAACAGGTTTGAACTTTTGGGATTGTCATTACTATAATGTTGGGTTTGTTAGACGTTCTCAGAAATTCAAGCTGGTTTGCATAGATACTGGTAAAGAAAGCTTTTTAAGAGATTCAAATGCTTGGGGGTTTAACTTTCCTGGTCCAAAATGTAATTATTGTGATCAATATCAGTGTAAATGTACAGAGGATTAATTATGCCATATATTAAAGAAGAGAATAGAATTAGTCTAGACGATTGTATAGATCATATGGTTATTTGTTTGAAAAATAGCGCTTTTAGAACATCATTTGATCCAGATAAAACGCATTATCTAAAAAAGGAACTGAACAATGAAGATTTTCTAGCAATAGTTGGCGATATAAATTACTGTTTTTCTCGCATAATTACTGGTACTATGGGTGATGTTTCTTACCCTAAAATTGCTGTCATTACTGGTGTATTAGAGAATATTAAGCAAGAGTTTTATCGTCGTGTTGCTACTCCTTATGAAGATTTGAAAATTAAACAGAACGGCGATATTAAGGAATATAAAAAATACTAAAAACAAAGAGAACAACAATGTCTAGAGATTTTGATAATATAGCTAAAGAAGTTATAAAAAACAATAAAGAAATTCATAAGGTAGATGATAAATTATCTAAAGAATTATTTTCTATGGATAAAGATATACAAACGTTAAAAAAAGACCTTAAAAATATTGGAGATAAGGTAGATACTATTTTAGATCTATTAAATAGTCTTGTTATAGTAATGGAAGACGCTCAAGAAATACAAGATGAAGATGATTTAGATGAATATGAATCTAATGAGGGTTGGCTTCCAGAAATAAATAGTTGGGAAGACAACTATGAAGATAATGATGAGAACGAACAAGACTAATGGCTAGTTTAGCTTTGATAATATCTGTATTATTTTTATCTGTACTAATAATAGGACCATTAAGTTACCTTTTATCTTTGTTTGATTGGACGCCCAATATTCTTGTATGGATTATGGGATTGCTTTGCATACTGGTAGGAGGTCTGACATTCGCTTTGCCGGTGGTCTTTTTAAAAGTTTTGGGTCTGATAGACATAGCCATCGGGTTTAAAATAATCTCAGACAGACAACAAAAGAAAAGTGGTGCTTGACAAGACAGTTTGACGATGGTATACTTGAGCCATCACAGGAACGATAACATTTTTGGAG